GATACACGCGGTCGCCCGCATACAATTCCTCGCCCATGACGGCCACGACCGGGATATGCTCCCACGGTGTATCCTGCGGCCCCTCCAGCACATCGCCGCCGCTGATCTTGGCCCACTTCACCACGGTCTTGGTGCCGTCACGTTCTTTCAGCACCTTGCGCTTGGCCGGGGGCTTGTCAGGATCAATAACAATTGACCCATCGGTCATGAGGTACATTTTGACCGGAAGGCGCTTTTTCCAGAAGTATTCCGCGATGATGACCTTATCGCCGTCGCGCCATGCGTGAAGGTTATCCGTCAGTCCGTCCGCCCCAACTGGCTCAATCGACTTGTCGGGGTATTGCTCCTCGAACGCATCACGGGTCAGCGATTGCGTGATAAAGCAGTATTGCGCATCCTCGCGGGTGCTCATCATCGCGTCAGGATCGAAATACACGCTGAAAGGGTTGGGGATGGATTCAATCCGAATATCCTGATTGAATGACCCCTCGCGTTCGTAATCCGCCAAAATGCGCCAATAGCCCATGCCACACGCTGCCGCACTTTCCGCCGCGCGCTCGTAAACGCTTGTCGCTGAACTGCGGTTTTGAATGTGGCGGATGATGCCTTCGTACACCTCGGCCACGCTTTTGTCAGCCGCGCTGTCCGCCGCCACGACCTTGATCGACGGGTTGGTGCTGCGAATGTCGCCTGTGACTTGGCGCAGAAACTGCGGCAGTTGGTTGACAATCAGGCAGGGCTTGCCGTTGGCCTCACGATCCTGCCGCACGTCATCGGGATATTGGTCAATGCCCGCAAGCTGCCGAAGGTCGTCAAGCGCCTCGGTGCGATTGTCGCGGTCAGCATTGATCGCCGCGTCCATCTGCTCATGGGCGGTGTCAAGGATGGCTTTGTTCACTTCATCCATGCGTTGGCACTGCTCTGTTGACGGTTCAGGAATAGGGATAGGTCGCCCTGCGGCTTGGTATGTTCTTCATACGCAATGGCCATCAGGCCGAACGCATCAGCGGCGTGTGACGCCCAGTCATGCTCAGGGCCAAGACCGATGTTGCGGCTTTCGTCGCGCCGCTCATGATACCAGCCCAGCGACAGCCGCCCCGGCTCGGTCTTGGCGTCGTCAAACCAGCACTGCGGCAAGATCCGGCGAACCGCCTCAATCCGCATGGCCGCCGCGCCCTTGCCCTGATTTGGAATGACCGTCACCGGAAACCCAGCCGCCTTTAGCGCGCTGGCATAGCTTACGTCATGCACCCGGTCATTGGTGTCGCCGTCATGCGGCAGAACACACATCACCTTGTCATAGCCATTGGTGCGCAGCCAATTCGTGTGGGTCGCAAGCGGCTGCCCGTTGGCCTCGTAATAGTCCAGGACGCGGATTTCCTTGCCGACGAACTGCACCAGCCAAACAGCCGCCGCATCCGCCTTGGCCCCGGTGCCGCCGATGTCCCAATAAGCGCGGGTTGATAGCAGCGGATCGGCGTTCAGCTTGCCAATACGGCCCTCCGCCTTGGCCTTTGTCAGCATGGGCGCGAAGTACGAACCCACGCTGATCGACACATAGTCGCCTTCCCAGATGTGCCCGTACTGGTCGGCGTTGTTGTTCATGCAGTCCAGCCGCTCTTGCTCCAACACGCCGGGAAACCACGGGTTGTCTGACCAATTCGCCCGAACGCAAACTGCGCCCGTTGGCATGACGCCGCTGCGAAACATCAAATCCACGGGGTCGGTCTTTAGGCGCGAGTTCCAGCTAAACCACAGTTCAGACCCTTCCTTGCGGATAGTGGGCCGAACCAGTTGCAGCGACCGGGGCGATATGTTCGCGGCCTCCTCGGCCCAAAACACGTCCAGCCCCTCGAATGATTTTATGCTTTCGGCGGTGTGGTCCTGCAAGCCTTGGAACATGATCGACCCATCGCCGGGGGTCTGGATCACGTCGTTGAACACCTTGAACCCTTGCGCGATGCCGTATTCGGTCAGCTTATCCTCAATCAGGCGCTTGGCGCTTTCCTTCAACGATTTCTGGATTTCCCGCGCGCATAGACCGCGAAAACCGCGTTGCATCTGCGCGTATTCAACAATGTGCCCCGCGAAAAACTGCGACTTGCCCGACCCCCTGCCGCCCCATGCGCCCTTGTATCGTGATGGGCCAAGTAGCGGTGCAAATGCGCGGGCCGTGTCAATTGCGAGGATCGACAATGCGGCGCTCAATCAGGGTGATGGTCAGCGGATTATCCGCATCATTGGCCAGTTGCGTTGGCAGAACCTTGCCAAGAAGCGCCATGAATGGGCCGGGGTTTTCCATGGCCTGCAACGTCAGGTATCCGACCATGCCGCCAGCGCCGCCTGCCGCTTCCGCAGCTTGCAGGATCGCGTCCTTTAGCAGCGCCGTGGTCTTGTTCTGCATCCCTTTGGGTCTGCCGGGACCCGCCTTGCCTTCACCGATTTTCGGGGTTTTAATATCGCCCATTTTGATACCTTTAGGGCCGCCTCATGGGCAGCCGCGTTTGGTGTTATGCGTCGATGACTGCGATTCTGTCGCCTTCTTTGGCGCGGATGTAGATGGTGCCACCTGCCGGGCAGATGATGCCGCCTGCGAGGGTTGCGACGGGGGATGCGGCGGCGGTTACTGCTACGGTTGTGGCGCAGAAGATCTGGATTGTGTCGCCATTACGCACGGGCAATAGCCCTGCGGCGCTGGTGCCGGATGATGTGATCAACTCGGACCGCCCAGATGATGCCATCATGAGGGGCACACCGTCGATGATGCCATATGTGACGTAAACTGTTGCCATGGTGATCCCGCTGGTTTTGGACACATTCCGAACGGCGCGACGTGCGGCTATGAACCACGCCTGCCGCCCATTATCACCGAGGCACCTGCCATGCGGTGTGGTCGCTATGCGCGAACATACCCGATGTGGGGCGCGCTGGCAAGTGGGGCGGTTATGCGGGATACATAAAGTGGATCAGCCCACGTTTCACTCCGCTCCCATTGAAACTCCCACCATGAACAGTTGTGTATCTGGCTCCAAATATATTCATACCAAAATCAACATCAACCCATTGGAAATCGGCACCATCAAAATTCAGTTCCGTATCCTCGACTCCCGTTACCACAATTGTTTCGTGGCTCATGAATTTGCCTTTTGGCATTACCAATTTCCTGGCGGAAACCCAGCCCACCCCTTTTGCGTTGATCAGCGGGCCGAACTCTACCACTTCGCCGCGAAGTAGCGCGTTTATAGCCGGTCCGTCATTGTGGACACCATCACCTATCAGCAAAGGTGCGCCTACCAGTGCGGACGCCTTGGCGGCCACGGGGGCTAGCATTGCGCCAGCTATCAGTTTGAAAAACGATCTGCGTTGCATTGTCATTCTCCCATCACATCGCCCGGTTGCAACCTTGCCACCACGGCCTTGCCCATCAGCATCAACTTGGTCTGCACGACAATGCGCCCGTGTTCCAGCTTGATGAACTCGCCCAACTGCCCGTCCAGCATATCGCCACCGATGATCCGCAGCATGTCGCCGGGGCGGTAGTTGCGCACCTTGCGGCCTTGCTCGTGAAGCCCACGCCGATATTCGCACTCCTGATCCGCCCGCGCTGCGAAGTCTTGGAATGATGGCCAGGTGCGGGGCAGGATTGCCAACTCACGCCGGATGGGTGGCAGGATGCCGCTTGGCCCGTGCAGGCGCTTGGCGCTGAACTGGTGCCATTGATCCTCTGTGCAGGCGAGGAACATCAAGCGTGGCAATAGCGGGCTGTATTCGATGCGCTCCGTCTTGCCGTCCTTGGCGGGGATGATGGACACCTTGCGCGGGACCACGGCATAAGCGCCCAAGGCGTTGATCGCGTTTGCTGTGGCGAACTCTTTGCCGCTGTGGGTGCGGGCTAGGATGTGTAGGGTCATGTGTTTTCCTTTTCCGCCAAAGCTGCCCTTGCTTTGTCGCAATTCCAGCACCGTTCAAATTCCCACAAATGCCCTAGCCTTGCGTAAGGCAGCGAGATGGTAGACATTTGTTGATCCGACATAGGGGATATTTCCACCGCATAACATTCGCCATCGGCTGCCATCATCTCAACTTCGCAGATATCGCCTTGCTTCATTTCGGATGCCTTGATCAGGGCATTGCCAAGTCGCCGCAATGCCTCTGGTGATCCTTGAATGAAGGCGCTGTCGTGGTAACTCTCCTGCGGCAAGATATGCAGCAGATTTTTCCGAACGCCTTGCGGCCATATGTTGTTGCCTATCACGCCGATATCCTTTCGTTGTTTCCGCAGTGATGGCAGATCACGTCCGCCTCGGTGTTACTGATGATCCGCACGACCATGCATGGTTCGGTTGCCTTTGCGCGCCATGGGCTACACGTCGGGCATGGTTGGCGGTGGTAT